ATATCTACTAATGCTGCTGCTTTGGCTGCATTACTACCTTCTTCAAATAAACCTGCTAAAGCACCTACAGCATTACCTGCGGCAGCAGCAAATTCTAATTGTGCCCCTAATTTTGCTTGTTCAGTAGCTTTGGTAGTTTCAACATCTTTATTTTTAATTGCAATCTTTTGTTCAAGTATCTGTTTTTCAATATCAACAGTAGACTGACCAGCATCTTTAGTTGCTTGTAAAATGTTATTTAATCTATCAGTCTCAAGTTGTTGTAATTGAGCATTATTTTGTTCTTGAGTTATTAAACCTTGCTGGAATTGGGATGTTATTTCATTTTGTTTTTTACCATAAAACTCATTAATACCAGTAAGTTCATCATTATATGATTTTTCTTGAAATGCTTTTAATTCTTCAGCTTGTTTTACAGCATTATCAAGTGCTTTTTGATCAGCATCAGCAATAAAGGCATTAGTGTCTTTAACACGATTAGTCTCATTTGTTTCTATTTGAGCCGCGTATTTAGCATTAATAGCAACTTTAGCAGCGTCTGTTAAATTTATTTGTTTTAATTCTTCTGCTTGTGATTCTTTTAAACGCGATAAATTATTTGCATATTGTGTAGTAATAGCATCTAAACCTTCTGTAGCTCTAGCTTCATCTAAAACACGAATTGCTTCAGCTTGTTCTTTAATTGCTTTTGCTTCATTTTCACGACTAGCTTTAGCTGCTGCTTTTGCATCATCCGATGCTTTTTTCTTTAATGCTTGTTGGTTTTTAAATGCACCAACTTCTAAAGCATCAATTTCAGATAAATAACCTTTTTCTACTTTAATTAATTCTGCTCGTTCTTTTTCTTGCCCTAATTTTAGTTTTTTACCCTCAGCCTGAATTCCCTCGTTTTGTTCTTTACGTATTTTTAATCGTAAAGCATTTACTTCCTCTTCTGATTTACCTGCTAATTGAGCAGCTTTAATTTCATCTTTATATCGATTTTCATTAATATTTGCTAATAACTGTATTTTTCGAGTATATAAATCAAGTGCAGCTTCTGCATCTTTAGTATTTTTAGTTGCTTTAGTACCAAATATATCAAATGTATCAGCTAATACAGTTACAGCTAATATAATAGCACCAATACCTAAACCAGCTAATGCTACTTTAGTTGTATTAACTGCTCCTGTTGCTGTAGTAAATGCGGTTTTAAATGAAAAACCAGTTAATTTATTTATAGCAATTAAACCATTAGAGGCATCACGTAATCCGTTAACTACTCCAATTACACCTAATAATTTCTTTTCGGCATTCTCAATTGCATCACTATCAGCACCAAAGGCAATAAATGCAGAACTAACTGCTCCTACTGCTCCTACTAGCCCTGTAAATGTATCAACTAATGCTGTTGCTTTTTGTTCTTTATCTAATCCCTCAAATTGTAATTCAACATCTTTTAATTGGGATTTTACTCCCTTAATTTGATTACCTAATTCGACAAATCCATCACTACCAATAGATAATGTGGAAAATTCAGCTTCTAAAGCTTGTAATTCACTTTTTAAATCTTCTACTGATTTATAGTTTACGTCTATATCTACTGTATACTTAGCCACTGTTTATAAATATTTTATTGTTAAATGAATGATTGGTAAGAACCTGATATTGTGTAACTTGAACCTACAAATGTTGTTCTTACATTTATTGTTGAACCTGTATAAGCTGCTAGGAATGATGCTGTTGGAGCACCTCCTATATTGCGTTGAATAATAACTTCAGCTACAGCTGCTGAACCATCTCCTGTTACTTGTAACTGTCCAGCATTAATTGCTGTTGAACCTGAAGTTAATAAGTATTTTACATTATATGCTCTATTGTTACCTACTGAATTTGGTAATGATAAAAATACAACATCTGTAGGGTCAGTTCCAAAAGCAAAATTAAAATCATTTGTTGAAGGAACATTACTACCAGATGAAATTGTTACTCCATTTACTATTAATGAACCTGTTATTGTAGCACCACCTTGAAATTTAGCTGTTCCTTGGTTAACTAAGTTACCTGTATAAACTGAACCTGTGTCATCAGTAGCTGTAATATCATTAATTGGATTTACTAATACGTTATTATATGAACCTGAAATTATACGTGAACCAGATGGTTGTATTAGTACAACGTTAGTTGATTCGCTTATAGTTGCATTATCTGCAATAATAGTTATTCCTGCGGTATATGCTTGAGAACCAGTTTGAGCAGCATCAAATGCTTTTATAGTATTGTCATTACCTAAAACCATACTATTAGCAGTATAATCAGCTATTGAGTTACCTGAACCTGCGTTAATAACATTAGTTAATGTTTCATTATATTTGTTTGGTCCTAAAGAAATAATATTAGGATTATATACTTGATATTCCTCATTATCCCAAGTTACTCCAGCATAATAATCATTTCCATCTATACCTACAACTTGTGTAATAATATCTTGATCATTAATTATTGTTCCCGTTTCAAAATCAGAATATGTTATAGAACCATCTTCATTATATGTGTCAATAATAGCATCAACATAAGCATTTGGTTCACTTGATCTTGGTGTTAATATTCTACGTCTACCATTATAAGGTATTTTACGAGGTGCTGATTTTAATAATTCAACTTGAATTGAATCAGTATTAACTAAGTTAGCACCTGAAATTTTATTAATACGATAATATTGACCGTCTATAAAAATCTTATCGTTTAATTGTATGTTTGGTATTTCAGTCGGTTTTAATACAATATTACACGTTAATAAACGCGCATCTATGTCATATATTTCGTTAACATAAAACGACCAGTAATTATCGTATGCCCCTGGAATATAAGCTGACCAAGGAGAAGTTTTATATTGTCTGTAAGTAGCTGAATCAAAATGTAATGATGAACTAGGTGCAGGTAAAACTAATCCTACTCCCAATGAAGTTACAGCATTTGTATAGTAAGTAGGTAATGCAGTACAATAAATGTTAATTGCCCTTATTGTTCCACCATCGTTGATATAATAAAATCCAGTAGTAACACCATTAGTTCCTTTTGCCTCATTTGAAGGTACATTTACTACAGGTGTTTTATGTAATAATCTACCTTTAAAATCAAATGGTACTAATGCTTTAGCATTATCCTCTTTACATAACCAAGGAACTTCTACTACTGATGAATTATTAATAAATCGTGTAGGCGTGGCTGCAAATTTTTCTCCAATTCTTTTATCACCTTGAGCTAAATCTAATGCTGTTGTAAATTTGTATTCACCATATATTTTCTTATATGTTGAGTTGTAATTTACATTTAATACATCAGAATCAATTGCATCACTAAAATATACGTTACGAGCTTGATTTAATAATGGGGATGTTACTTTGTATTTAATACTTCTATCTACAATATCAGTCCAATCAACTACTGTGCCTTGATCAATCCAAGTATTAAATGGTTCTATACTTAGTATATTCCTTTCATTACGTACTGGCTCAATTATTAAATTGAATTTTTCAGATAATCCTTTAAGGAAATCCTTAACCATTAAACTAGGATCAAATACTGAACCTATGTTTATTGTGCCTCCAACTGATGTAGGTGCACCTACTACTTTTAACCAAGATGAATTTATTCCTGGAATTACTTTAAATACCTCAGTAGCACGACTATTTACATTTTTTCCATTTACAGTAATAGTATCCCCTGCATTAACACTTACTAATGTAGGAGGCATAGATACAATACCAGAAGTATTATTACCATTATTTACAACTATAGTTTTAACAGGAAGACCATTTACATTAATAGCAAATACAAATGCTCTTGATGGTCCTCCAACAGCACCTGATGCTGTTATTTGAAATGTTAAATTAGAACTGAATGTATAGCTGCCTGATTGATTGGCTGTATAAGTACTTGTTGCTGGATTCCAATTTAGTCCCGTATCTGTTATTTCTGTTCCATAATTAATCTTAACAAAAGCTATATTGCTTATACTTTGAGATATAGTAGGAGTAGCAACTAAACTTTGCGAAACCATATTTACAAATGAAACACCAGGTTTTTCATCAGGTGTATCCAAATAATAAATTGATTTAAAATAATCTGAATTAATAAATGATGAGGTATATTTGTAATTAATAGAAGCAAATATTTCATCTAATATAGTTTTAACCTGAATAGCAGGTTTAAATTGAGATACTTTTAATGGTGTAGCTAGATTATCCATTGAACCAGCACCAATTAATGTTCCATTATTAGGCGAAAATCCAATTGTAGGGGCAGTTGGGTCATTTACTTGTGAACCATAATTTGCTAATGGATAAAATACTGAACCTGAAAATAAGTTATTATTCCAAGATTGTGATACGTTAGTCCAATTATAAGTGTGATTATACTTTGAAAAACTACCTGATAAAGATGCTATTGTACGATTATCTACTAATGTTCTAAAATCAATAGTTTCATTAGTTATAACACAATTATATATAATATTATTATCATCATCAGATATAACTTCAGCAATATATAATTTACCTGTGAATATAGATTGACCATCAACTAATACCTGACAAGGTACTGTTTTACTAAATGCTACTGCTGGTGTAGCCCCTAAGTCAAATAAATTATTAAAAAATTGATTAGAATTATCAGTACCTGGAATAGTAAATGTTTGAGATGATATACCAAACAATTCACCTATTTCTTGAGATTCAATAGCACTAATATCTAGTTTTAATGCTACACTATCAATAACTTCTAAATCAAACTTTTGATTATTGTTATTAAATGCTCTTAATACTACTTCAAATTCTTTACTCATTATCTTGAACGTTTACTATTAGCAAGGGCAAATGTTAATTGGTATTGGAAATTCTTTTGTGTACGTGGGTTTGTTTTAGATGCAAAATTATTGTCTAAAATAACAATAGGCAACATAGTTGATCCTTCTTGTATATACACATTTGGTGAATAAAATAATCCTTGTATCCAATCAGCCTCCTCTTGTGTTAAGAAATCACTATTTGCAGTGAATATTTCATTAAGATTTATATCAAAATAACTTTCACCTCTACGTCTAATATTATATACAGCTGATGTTGTTGATGTATTATAAGGAACAAAATTAGCTCTAAAAGCACTTCGTTCCATATTAGTTACCTTATCACTGGCTAATGTAAATGTATACCAATCCCATACACCATAATCATTTATCCAGGCAAATCTAACTCCATTATATCCACAATTACCATCTGATTTAGTAATAGTGAATTTATCCCAACTTGCGCTTGTATTAATTGTATTAGCTGAACGTTGTGGTCTTAAAGTAACATCATAATAATCCCAGTTTTGTACACTAAAATCAAAGTTACCATCATTAGTAATATTTTGAGGTCCAATTCCTAAATGTAATAAGAATGAACCTGATGTTTGTGAACCTGAATTATTAGAGCCTGTTTGTACTGTTGCTACAGCAGACCATAATTGTGCTTTTGATGTTCTTGGTCCTCCATAATAAACACTGTTATTAGGGGCTTCATTAAAAAATGATGCTGTATGAATTAAAGAACCCGTATAATATACGTTTAAATCAATAGCATAAATGTCTTGTGCCACTGTTGTGCTTCCATTGAGTGCCGCGTTTAAAGACGATATAGTAAGGTAATCTGTCGGTCTAGCTGATTGTGAACGTGGTGCATCTGTTAATGCTACATTTTTAGTAAATGAGGCAGATGAAGGAGTAGTTTGAGGTGAGTAATATGATCCTGTTTGCCAATTCCAATCACCACTATTAGGATCTACTATACCGTTTATTAAATAATAATAAGCGTTACTACCCGTCTGTGCTGGAGAACCAGTTACATTGTTTACTATACCGTTATAAATGCTAACAGACGAGGATACTGATGTACCATACTGTTCACCAAATGCTACTTTAAAGAATTTAGCCGTATTTTGATTTTTATAAAATAAACCATCAGCACCCATATCAAATTGTTCTGTATCAACTCCAAGATATTGAGGTACAATTCTACCTAAATTAAATACTCCATAACCTGATGGGTTTGGTTGTTGTTTAATTGTAGTTAATGTTGTATTTGTTCCGTCTCTAAGTACTGATATATACTGGTATTGAGCTGAACCAGTGAATGAGGAGGTAACCTCCCATAGCATATCACTGCTTGCTAAGTTTAATTGGGCTGCTGCTTGTGTTATTAAAATACTCATTTCTTAAAAAATTGTTTTGCTAGTTGATCTATTGCTTTACCAAATATACCATCTAAATCTTTTGACAATACTGTTTCGATTGCGGGTTCAATAAATGGGAATGCTTTTCTTCTTGTTTGTCCTCGTTTTGCTATTCCTTTAGCAATAACAAAGGGTAATTGTTTACGTGTTATACCTTGTTTAGGTGTTATTCCATTTTTAGCTATCCAAAATTCAATAGCTCTAATAGGTGGTACTCTACCAGCACCACGTTCTGCTCCATCATTTACCCACTTACCATAAAACTCCATTTCAAATATCAACTGAGTACCTTCAACAGTAGCGGTAATTGAATCAGATAATTTACCCGTATTATCATTATTGTTACGTTGTAAATTAGCCTTCATTTGAGCAACTATTTGGTTACCCACTTGTTGAATTGCTTGTTGTATTGGAGTTTGGTCAGCCATTATAATTTAGGAAAGTTACAGAAGTCTAATGTTGCCTGAGTATTAACAGTTATATTTCCTACCCATCCAGCTACTCTATCATTGAATGCCTCATATAATGGGGAAATACTGTTTAATGTAATAAATTCTAATTGTTGATCTGAACCCAAATTAAAATAAGCAATAATATCATACAAATAAATTTCGGTTTGAGATTGTAATTGTAGTACATCAGTGTCAGTTAATTGAGGAACATCCATCATATAAAACTCAAAATTAAGTGTACGAGCACCTGATACACCATTTGCGTTTAATGTAATTCCATTTGATTGGATAGGACGTAAAAATGCTAATGGGTATTTAACGTTTTGGGTTAATGAATCTAAGCGATCAATACTACCTTCACCAAATTCATTTATTGCTAAATGTTCAGCACAGGCAGTTCTGAACTGCTCTACAATGTAGCTATAGGTAGGAAAATCGCTCATAATTAACAGTTACAATCCTCGGTTGGAGGTAATTTATCTAAAATTGCTTGTAATTCATCTTCCTTCAATTCAAACATTGATTGTAAAGCAGGAAATGTTAAATCGTGTTTACGCGATTGTATTGATGCCTCTAAAGGTGTTAATTCTACCTTTTTAGTTTTTCTAGCTGGTGTTAAATCAGCTTCTAAATTGTTGTTGTTGTCTAATTCGTTCATTGTTTTCTAGTGTTATTTCTGATATCATTGATAGGTAATCAAATGCAAATATTGTGTTTAAGTCCGTTATGCATTTATCACCTGTGAGTTGTAAGACGGGACTTTGAGCAAGTTGATGGAGGATATATAACCAACCGTAGTGCGAGCTAATGCTCTTCGAATCTTGGAGTTTTTCTTCTTCACTTCGCTCATCATTAACTCCCATTGTAGGAAAGATGACTCCGTATTTTTTGATAATAAGTGATTGCTGCCTAAAAAAAAACCCAAAGCACCTAATGCCAATGAAGCTGGAAAATTATCGTATGATGAGGCAACTTGTTCTCTTATACGATTGTCATACTTTTCTATTTCATAGTAATCAAATCCATTTTCAGCCTCACCTTTTAATACTTTAAATGTTTGTTTAGCAATCCACTTATTTGATACTAATTTATTTTTAGTAATTGGTCTGTATAATATAGCTAATATATCATTAATGTTTCTATCAGTATCTTTAGTTAACATATCAATGTCAACATATTCATCTAATAACATTTTATGCATTGGACGATAACCATATTGTTTACCTTCCCATTCAATTACAGGATAAAATTCTTGTTCAACACCACCTATTAGTTCGTTTAATTTCGCATATAGTTGTATAATAAACGGGATAGGCCAATTAAGCACGGTCTGCATTGATTCACCAGTTAATGCTGTTATAACGTGTAGTCTTTGCTCCATCTCATCTAATGACTTAAGGACGCTAAACTGCTTATAATGTTTGACTGTAAAATAGTCAGGTATGTTGGTTGTGATTTCCATCATAAATAAATATGTGAATTGAACGTTTTTGATTTTAAATTAGACAAAAAAACCTCATTGCTGAGGTTCAATTGCTGTTATATGAGCATATTACAGAATTATTTTTTGTATTATTAATCTTCACTGTCTAAATCGATACCATGTTCTTGCCACATAATATCTTTCATAACTTCCTCCATAACTTCTAGAGGGTGAAATTCATATTTTCCTGTTAAATCAACAATTTCACCTACATTCATCATATCAGGAATAATTGATGAATTAGTAAAACTTTTATATCCATCTTTCCAAATGGCTTCTAACATTAAATGTGGTTGTGTTTTCATTTTTGTTTTAATTCTTTAATTTCATCATCATTCATTTTTTCTACAATAACGTTCCAACTACCCATAATAGTAAAACTGGTGTCACTGTCTTGATAACTGATTTCTACGCCTTCGCTTCCAAATCTGGTAGATGGGCGTGATGAGGAGATGAATGTTCTAATTGAATCTCCTTTGGTCGTAACTAATTGAGTTTTATACATAACTTTTATTTTTTCTTGAATAATACAAATGCCAATATGGCTGGAATAATTAATGCTGAAATAATGTTTATCATAACCTTTATCTAATTGCGTGACGTGAATATACGAAATTATTTTGTAAAAACCAAATTTCTCATTTTAAAAGGTTCTTTTTTATGCCAACTCTCAAAACCAAATCGTTTATAAAAATTAATTAATCTATCAGTAACTACGTCCCAGTTACTTTTATCAGCCATACCTAATGAAGGTACAGCATCAAGTCTAAGTTTAATATTGTGTTTATTAGCAGTTGTAACAATCATCCTCATAATACTACTACCTATACCTTCATTAGGTCTAAGTGCTGATATTAACTGAAGATTTAATTTATCATCTCCTAATATATTAAAACATAAAATATAAGGAGTAACATCATCATTATCATTAAAAAAACCCATTGCTTCACCTTTAAACTTACTAACAGTTTTTTTACCTTTATAAAATGAAATAGATAATTCTGTAACATCTTTTGCAAAGCCAGATTTTTCAACTCCAAAACTTTGAACTAACATTTCATTCAATTCGTGATAAAATAATTCTACTTTTCTCATAACCTTTATTTTCTTCTACCCCGTGAATATACGAACAATAGGTGCGGATACCAAATTTATCGCGAAAACTTCGCGATTATTGTTTATTTAGAATGATGATGAATGATGCGGGGGGTATTATTTTATGAAAGAAGAGCAAATACTGCTTTAACCCCCCATTATGCATCAATAACAAACCGTGTTGGGAAAAAAAGTAATGGCAGTAACTAAAACCCAACACCAATAAATATAATTTATTCGTTTGGCGTAGCCAAACTTAACTTAAGATTTTTTAATTGTTCTTTAATTCCACACCATAGTAAAAACTTAGTGTATAATCCATTTTCCTCTAGGAATTCAATTGCTAATTGTTCTTCCTCACCTTCAGCAAATATTGCTTGTGTTAAATTTTCCTCAGTTTGATTAACTGATAATGTTGTTGTGTTGTCAACCAATTTCTGTTCTGGTTGGTCACTGATAAAATTGAATCCCATATTAGTTATATTGTTTTTGTTTATTTGCGTTACCTATATAAATTTTTGATTTACTAAATGCTTGTTCATTACGTGCTAAATTAGCTAACATAATTCCATCTACTATATCATCGTGCATTCCATTTGGGTGTGTAAATGATATATTACCATTAGCAGCGTATTTAAATGTATATGCTGACATTTCATTAAAGCATTCTGGCATTAATTGTTTTGATGGTAATTCTACTTTACCTTCCTGAATATCATAAATTAATTTACGTACACCTTTAGTTTTACTATCTTGTGTTGTGGTAAATGGCATTAGTTTACGAATACGTGGTTTTAATAACTCAAACATTGCTAATCCAATCCCATTGACCTCGCAAAATCCTCCCACGATATTCCATCTACTGCACTCAAGTACGATATCCTTTCCAATTTCTTCAAATGTGCGTCCATTAGTTCTAAGAATTTTTTCGACTCTTCCTGATTCGCTTTGGATAACACAAACAGTAAAATCGTTTGAGATTCCAGTATCAACTCCGATAAAGTAGCGTTCACTTCTGTTTGGTATTCCAAATTCATCTAACATACATACTAAATCTAAATTGGTAAAAACATCATTACCGGCATCTGTGAATTCAGCTAAGTATTCAGCATAGTATATATCACGAGGTAATGATCTATGTTGTTCTATAAGGAAATCTTTACTAACGTATGGATTGTCTCGAGAAATACCTTTAAATGATATATAGACGTTGTTAGGCGTGTTACCACGTAAAAAATACTCATAGAACCAGTTTTTAGATTTAGGTGTAGATATAATTAAACATTTCTTACCAATAGCTGTTAGCGTAGGCATTACTGCTTGCTCAATTGCCTCTTGTTTTATGTAAGCTGCTTCATCAAGTACTACATAATTAAAACTAAAACCGCGTATAGTATTATAATTATCAGTGGATAAAAATTGTAGAGTAGACCCGTTAATAAATGTGATTGTAAGGTCTGCTTTATTTTGTTTAGTAATGATTGAGTTGGCCGCATTAGTTAATTCATCAAATACTTTTTTTGCTTGATTATATACAGGTGTTATCCAACTACCCTTTTGATTTGGGTTTTGTAGCAACCAGTATAGCATCATATTTTGTGCTAATAATGATTTTCCGAACTGTCTACCAGTTGCTACGATCCCAAATTTATGTATAGAATCAGCAAATCCGTCAATGATTTGTTTTTGTCCTTTATGTGGTGAAAATAACTGTACTTGCATTATGGCTGAATGGGTGTTACTAGTACTCCATCTAATTTAGGATATAATTGTTTTGTTGCTTGTATTGCCTCAGATTTAGTATTATATTTACCTACAATTTCTGTACCCTCAAATACTAACCAATATGATACCCCACTGTGCATTGTTTCTAGTATTTGTATCATAGTATTTCTGTTTGCCCAAAGTCAGGATTTAATTCATTACCCCAACTTAATGTTACGTTACCTTGTACTTTAATTTCCTGACGTTCAATCTCACCACCCTTGATTTTGTTTTGGTATTTAATTACCTCTAACCATACTTTTCTATCATTATCATTGATAGCAGATTCTTTAACCTGTTCTAATTCGATTAATGTTTTTTCTACTGTATGTTGAATGTTGTCAGAAAAATCCTTAGTTAATACTTCCCAAGCCTCTTTCCATAAGGTATTAGCTTGTTTGTTGTTAATGTCGTATCTCTCCCTTGCCCAATTAGTAAATTGAGTCCATCCAGACTTATGTTGTAGTATATATTCTACACACTCGTCAAGATGTGTGTTGTGGTTTACTTTGTTTGATTTTTTCATATTGTGATCTTTTACATAAATAACAGATTTCATCCTTATCAATACAAACAGGTGTCATATCTGTTAAGCATTTAATACATTTAACTAATTTGAATGATTTAAACATTACGTGTTATATTATATAAGTATATACGATACTTTAATGATACATATCGCCCATCAAATATAGGCGAACTTAATTGTGATTGATTCCTTTGTAGTGATAAGCCCATTTGTTGTCGTCGTATAATTGTTTTATATTGTCTATATTAAACGGCCATCCCTGTTTCATAAACTCGGCCGCAAAATATATTTTTGTTGATCTAATGTTGGTTGTGATTTTATTTTTTGCAATATATACTTTATTTTGTGTTCCGTATTTAGCATTGAATATTCTGCCTAATGATGTAATACAGTAATTATCACAATCACCTTCAAACATATGATATTCCTCACCTGGCATAATCATTGATTTTATTTTTTCCTCATTCTGTATTGATGTTACCTCAGTTAAAAAATGTTCAGGGTATAATGAATCAAAATCAACATCATACCCCATTGCTTTTTGTTCAATCAGTAACCACGCTTTGTCACCATCTAAGTAGGTACAAAACATTTTACTATCGTAGTTTGGCTTACCCATTACTAGATGCTGTTGTTGTAGGTTTACGTCCTTTTTTAATATATCCTTTAGAACCAGTTTCTGTTACCTCAACTACTGGAGGATAAGCAATATCCTCAATCTGTTTAGCATATTGGCTTAAACGTGAGTTCCATACATTGTATGTTGCAAGATACTCGCATCCACATCCTGGTATACTTACTTGTTCTTTAAAAGCATAATTATGAGCTGTCATCCACCAGCTTAATGTTTTATGATCAATTCTATATCCTGCTTTAGGAAATACTTCCTCTACAATATAGCGTGCTTGTTCTTGTGTTATTTCTGTATTAAAGTTTATCATTGTTATGAATATTATAAATTGGGTTGTATATATTGATATATTGTTTTTCTAATGTTTTAATCATTTCTACTTCACATTCCTCTATTACTCTCCAATCTCTGGATTCGTGTTGGGCTAATGCTGTATATAGAGCTAAATGTGAGGGACGATGTTGTGCTGCTTTATCTAAATGACTTACAGCATATTTGTGATTATTAATTCTGCCATTAACTGCTTTACTAGCTCCAACATATAAACATTCACCTGTGTTGCCATCAAAACAACCATATATACCTTTAATTTTATTATAGTAGTGGTGTTGTCCTTGTCTATGAACAGCTTTACCATTTGGTGTTTGATAATATGCTTTTTGTTTTGCTCTTGCCTCAGGTGTAGCATTATACACTTTCATATAGGCTTGTTTTTGTTGTTTATCCATACCTGTGTTTATCCATTAAGTCTACTAAATAACTAATTGTATATCCAAATATACTAACAAGGACTGCAGAATACAAGTTTAGGGTAATAAACAGGCCTAACCAAAAACAAACACACTTAATACAATAAAAATGTTTACCAATATAAGGCCAATTATACATTTGTAATTCATTCTTTATCCACTGAATAGGCTGAAACCATTCTGCTATAAAGAATCCTATAATTGCTATACTGATTAAATCAATCATTAATTATATCTTTTAATTGTCGTTCTACTTCCTCACGTATTAAACGTGTTAATTTTCGTTGTTTATGTGTTTTATATTGTCTAATACGCAATACTATATGCGGGGCAATAATTGTTGCGATTGATGATAAAACTGCGGTTAATATAAATAATGATGTATTCATAAGTTTTGTGATTTTCTACATTCGGTTTTAATAATTTTTAATCCTTCGTTTATTGCCTTTCTCAAATGACGTAAAGCAATACCGTATTTTTTATTTAATTGTTCATATGTCATACCATTAAGATAATAATCTGTTACTAATGGTTTATGATAAAAATCTAATTTATCAAGCTGGGTAATCATACAATCATAATCAGCATCCCCTGATATAGTTATTTCATCGAATTGTCCATTGATATAAGATTTATCAGTTTCTGCAAGATATACTCCACGATAATTATAACTATCTTTTCGTATGTGGGACCAATAAGGTGAGGTAGAACTGCGTAAGTTTAAACTCATACTTCGTCCCATGTAGTTCAATATTGCATCATCTGTAACACACACTTTATACTGGTAATCTAATGGTTTTTTAGTTAGAAATTGTTCCATACAGAAACTTAATAAATCTGAATAAAGATGATAATTGTAACTTGTAATACGTTGTTCATCTTTCAGCATTTTAGGATAATGTTTAGTGATAGCATGGTTAATCATATCCCTTTTCTCATCATCTGTTAATTCATCTACTTTATTCATTCTATTATAATTATTATATCCAGGTGTTAAAATATAAAGATAAGTAATTGGTTTAACCCCCCCACCATATCCTAAGTAAACAATTCTTATAAAACAAACCTTAGGCGTAATTCAAATAATAAATTGATCCGAGCCAACAATCGGTAACTTTATAACACCCAATTGAAGTTTGGTACATCCTGTTGTACGTCAATAAATATACGAAATAAAATCAAAATCGCCAAATTAAAATAAAAAAATAAAGAAAATTTAAAGATTTCTTCAAAAATGTTTGGAGATTTGAATTTTTGTTTGTATATTCACGTTGCACGTTTAAGAAATAAATAAAAATAAATAAAAAAAAAAGTTATGATTACATTTGACAGAGAACAGAAAAACGCGTTAGAACGAGGTGGTTTCTTACGCCAACAATTAATTTCATTTGCTGAACAAGCAGCTGATGTAACTACTAAACGTAATAAACGTCATGCGTATATTACAGGTACAGGTGGTGCAGGTAAATCCCATTCAGTTATAAATGCCGTTAAAACATCAGGAGTTCCGTACGCTATTATTAAAGGTCAATCCTCTTTATTTGGTATGGCACAAAATTTAGCTGTATTAAAAGTTAAATATTTTAATGAACCAGTTATTGTTATTGTAGATGACTGTGATAAATTATTTGCTGATAAAGATAGTATTAATACTATGAAAGATCTTTTAGAAGATGGTTGGGAATCAGGTAATTTTACTTATTCTAAAAATCTTCATCTTAATAGTATTCCTGAAGGTGCTAAGAGAGATGCTGTTGAAGTATTTATGAATGATGATGAATCTGGATTTCAAATTGATTGTAGTAATTTCTTTTTTATTATTACTTCTAATATGCCTTTACCTTCATTACAAGAACTTGAAGCAACTGCCAAAAAACTTAAAAGTGGTCCAACAACCGCATATATTAAAATGGAAGACTTACACGCTATTAGAACTCGTACTCGTTATAATATGGTTAACTGTAATAGAGAAGAAATGTGGGGTAGTATTGCCTATGTTTTATTAAATGATAATGGTATGCCTAATCATACTGAAAATGAAATTATGTTTATTTTAGATTGGATGTGGAACAATCGTTATAAAATGACAGAATTTAATGTTCGTACAGCTATTGATATGGGTGATTTATTAAAATCTATTGGCATTGAAGATATTAAAGATAGATGGAACTATGATTTTATTGCTTAAAAAAACCATTAAATTTATTTGGAGGGGCGAAAGCCCCTTCATATATTCACCGTATAAAGAAATAAAAAAATGAATAATAAAATAGAACAATTACGTCAACGTTTAATTCAAATGGATGAAACTTCATTTACGGAAATGTTAAATGAAGGTAATCATATTACTCAAGCTGAGATTAATAAAAAAAATGCTAATTATGTTAAAACAGATTATTTAGTTTTTAAACCTGAAAAAATTAAAGAATTAGCTAAATCCTTTACTAGTGCTCAAGCAATGGTTGATTTTAAAGGTGAAAATAAATTGATGATTAATGCAGCTGGTCGTTTAATACATCGTCAGCAAACAGAACGTCCTGAATGGTTTGAGGAAATTAAAGAAGCATTATCATTAGAGGAATGTTTAATTATAGCTAAAAAATATAATAACTATGGAAAATTTTATAAAAATGAAAAAACAATATATGATAGAATATTGAAGTTATTAGGTTATGATAAAATGAAGTCTGTATTAGAGCAATGGATGACTGGATTTGTTATTAATTATACTGATGATTATATTTGTTCTATTTTAAAAAAATATAAAAAAGCAATTGATCTTAAAGGTACTAAAGATAGTCATATTAGAACTAAATTACAAGTAGATAAAGGTAGTAAATTTCCTAAAGCTTATACCTTATATAGAGAAATGATGAGTGTACAAGGTAATAAAAAAGGATTAAAACGTGGTAGTTATGAACAAAGAACTCCTCAAATCGAACAATATGATTTAGATAATAATCTTATTTATACTTTTGAAACTTGGAAAGATGTTATAGCTGCTGGTTTTAATCGTAATTCTGTAACTAATGCTATTAATGGTGCTGATGGTCATCATCGTCATAAAAAGTTTATTTGGAAATATAAATCAGAACAAAATTAACACATACGTATAAGCATATGAAAATTAGTAATGAAGATAAAGCCAGGATATTCCACGAATACTTAGGTGAACGTTTTAAGACATTTGAATTGGCTTCTGAAGGAGCTCCTATTTCATTTTTATGTAGAGATCACGAGGATAAAGAATACTATATCCACGTAGAAATTCCAAATGAAAAATATGTTAGTGAAAGAGAAAATACTGGTATTGCTATTGAAAACAAACATTTCTATACATTGTATGGAATGATGTCTCAAGGTATGAATGTATTCTGGTATGTAGCGTTTGAAGATGGATTTATGTTATTCTATCTAAATGATGCTCTTACACCTGAACAATTAAATGTATTGCCTGAACAAACACTAATTGGTGCCGCATCTGCTTTGCACATTCACAAAGATAAAATCAAACACGATACTGGTGATGGTAAAACATACACAACAGTAGCATCAAAACCTAATCAACCAACTATTATTGGTGGTAGTTTAGATTTAGCTTTGCCAAAGGCAAAAGTTAATAAACGTAAAAAATAATTATTTACCCTGTCCTCTATACTTAGAGACAGGTGTTGCTTTAGGGCCAGGTGATTTAGACGCTTGGCCCTTTTTCTTAGTTTTAGGTACAAATTTACTTACACCCATTGATTTTGTTACTTTAGCCATTATTGTCCAAATCTATTCTTTTGAGCGTTCCAATTAAATTCAATTTCTTTAGCATTCATTAGTCTGTTGTATATATACCCTACACCAAAACTACCATAAAATCCATTCCCACGAGCGGCTGGATTGGTTCCATTAGGTACACCTATTGTAATGGGAGTTCCTTGTTCACTAACTACCATACTCATAGAACCTGAACCAATAAATTGTCCATTAACATATACACTTGCTATACCAGGAGAAGTATTAACATCAGTACTACCTGAATAGCTAACCATAATATTATACCAGCTACCTGTAGCAAATGAAGATGTTACTCTAATTGACCTAACTTGTTGTGGTGGGAAAGCAGAAGGAAATGTAGAACCAAAATCTAAATTTGCTGATGATGATATATTAACTAATGTAATGTATCCTGGATTCCCACTATTTACTGAACCAAATGAAAAAGCATTATTAGGATTAGTAGAAGTTCCAAAATTATCATATTTTGCCCAAAATCCAAACGTTAAATTAGGTTGTGTTACTGCTGAACCTGAAGGTGTGTTGTTAGAAGGAGTAACATAAGCGTAAGCATTATTACCTACTAATATTCCTGAGTTATTAGGACTATAAGTTAAGTTATCACCTATAGTCATATCATTGTTATTAGCTGTTAAATCAAATATGGTTGTAGAACCTGATGTATAACAATTTGGGTTTGAAATATCATAATAAGCAACTAATCCTAAATCACTTACTTTGTAATCAACATTACCTTGTACAATGTTACTACCTAAATACAATAATCCTGATTCATAAGAATCAACGTATTCTTTGCTAATTAATTTATCTCCTAAGTATATTGGCATATTAATAAGTATTATAAAAATTATCTATATTAGTTCTAATACTAGATCTTTGTGAATCAGTATCTTGGAACATAATCCATTCACTTACTCTACCATTAGTATAGAATGTAGGACCAAATGGACCTCTACCTAAGTTAATTTTATTAAACGAGGTAGCACTCCAAGTTGAATTTGTTGTTGTGTAATTATTAGCTGAACCATTAATCCATAAGAATGAGTTATTTGTTCCTCCATCAACATTGTTAAATTGATCTACAAACATAATAGTTCCATTAGATACACTTGTTTCTCCTAATCTACCTCCATCACTTTTAACAACTGATACAGCACCTCCCCCGGTTTCATAAGGCCCAAAACTATATCCATTATCAGGATTACACCAAAATAATCCATTAGTAGTATAAGCATCAACAGAACATATTGACATTACCTCGTTTACTTTATTAGAAGTAAATGCTGTAGTTCTAGCAAAAAATTGTGTTGAACCATCAAATTTTACAGCAGGAATACCTACTGAACTTGTATACATTACACCTGAGGCAATAATAGTAGCACCACCTGTTAAATTAACTCCATTTCCACTTTGGTCATATAATGTAACAACAGTACCTGTGCCAGCACCTACAAATGAATTTAAAGCTGCTGTATCTAAAATATTATTAGAAAATCCTATGTCTTGAAAAGAAGCATCACTTGAACGTTGAACTCTAATAGCTGAACCTGTATAGGTTGAACTTAATTGTCGTGCTATAGAATAAGCAACAAATGAACTTGTATACCCCAGCACAAAATCAAATGCTGGGGGTGCAGTAGCAGTAGCTGTTTTTATAAACGCGAATGGTGTAAACATATATTATATCATATTTTTAATACTACTTAAATAAACACTTCCTGAGTTAAACACTATAAATGTTAAAATATCAGTTGTATTAGCACCTGAAGGAGAGTAAGCACTTCCTGAAGGTTGTTTTACATATGAAGGGAATGTAATAGCTGAAGCAGTAGCTGGGTAAGTAAGTTCTAAGTTTACTGTTTGACCTGATTGAACATTATTAGGAACAATGTGAGTATTTAAAATATTGTTAGTATTTAATGTGAAGAAATTACCTGCTGAGAAATCAAGTGATGATGTGTTTGAGGTAGTTGAACCTGAAATTACAATTCCTCTTACTGAACCACTGAATAAAGAAGAACCACTAACTATTAATGAACCACTGATTATTTGATTACCAACAAATGTATTTGAAGCTAATGTAGCATTTGGTGCTGAACCTGAGATTACATAGAATGTATTAGCATCAGGTGAACCAATTGCGTTATATTCAGCTTGTGTTAATGTTACAATTTGTTGAACAGCTGCTGAACTTGTGTAAGTATCTGTATTATTACCTATTACATTACCTAATACTGAACCTGATACTGTTAATGAACCTGTAATAATTACAGAACCTGTAATTTCAGCACCATTAAATGTTTGTAATCTTTCACTATATAAAGTATAAGGTTTATTTAAATTTCTATTTGATTGTGAACCATCTACAGCAGCAATTACTACACTACTTGTAATATCTGTTCCTACAGCATTTTTAGAAAGTCCTCTTGATGAAAGTACAGTTACGTTATTTAATGTACCACCTACAAATGTAGTATTATTACTTGCTATAACAGCACTATCTTGTAAGAAATCAAATGTACCACCTGAACCTCCAATAAATGCTGAACGATGAGATGCTGTACGAGCATCAAGATTTGTACCACCTAACATTACTGAGTTTTCAGTAGAGTATAATCTATTTGATTGACCACCTACAATTACACTATTTATAATGTTTGCTGCTTCTAATTGGTTTAATTTACCACCAATGATAAAGTTATTAGAACCACTAAAGAACATTGAGTTACTTTCACCACCTAAAATACCACTGTTGGTTTGTTCCCAAAAATTACCATCAATAACATTAGATGTATGATTTTTACCTCCAATTATAACACCATTTTTTAAGAATGAACCAGTAACATTTTCAGCAAATATAATAGAACTGCTTATAAATGGAGTAGATGAACCTATAGGGTCAAAATTGAAAAATTGGTCAGCATAACCAACAGCGTTATTACTACCTGAAGGATTTGTAAATATAGTTACACCTGCTGAACCTGTATTTACAGTTACTGGGAATGTTGAACCATCACCTTTGGTAAATGTAATTACGTTACTTGCTGCTGATGCTGTTACTAAGAATGAACCTGTATTTGTTGGAGTTACATTTAAAGCAAACGAAGCAGTAGTAGCAAAACTTGAACTTACTGCTTGTGAAGCCGAAGTAGCTAATGATGCTGTACCTACAAAAGTTGTTCCATTTATTTGTCCGTAAAATGTAGCACCTTGAGAACCACCTGCACCAAATAAAGCAACAGGATTTCCTGTATTATTATTTATTTCAATTCCGTTAGCCCCACCAGCATTAATGTCGTGTGCTATTATTTTACTTCCATTAGCTACTGTTAAATCACTTCCAGTAATATTAACTGAACCTGTTATTGCTACGGGTCCGTTTTTAATATCTACTGTTCCATATAATGTTTGAACATCATTAGAAGCATCACCAAATTGGTTTGAACCACTTGAGTAAATTACAGATGATGAAATTGTTTGAGTATATAATAAAGCTACGCTTGCTGTGCCTGTAATCAATACGTTAGAGGCAGTTACGTTAGCAAATGTAGGACTTAATCCGCTTGCTATAGTTTGAGCAAATGATGCTGTAGTAGCAAATGATGCTGAAGTAGCTACACTCGCACTATTAGCGTTTACTACGTTATTAGTTACAAGACTAAATGTTGAACCATCACCTTTGGTGAATGTTGTAGTTGCATTGCTTATAGACGCTGTAGTAACAAATGAACCTGTATTAATAGGTGTTACATTTAAAGCGAATGAAGCAGTAACAGCATTTTGTGCTTGTGATGCTGATGTGGCAAACGAGGCCGAAGTAGCAACTGAAGCACTTGTAGCAAAAGATGATGATACTGCTGTTTGTGCTTGAGATGCTGATACTGCTTGTGAGGCAGATGTAGCAAATGAAGCAGAAGTAGCATTAACTACGTTGTTTATAACGTTAGTAAATGTAGTTCCGTCGCCTTTGGTGTATGTTATAGTTGCGTTGTTACTAGACGCTGTTAGAACGTTTAATAACGCTAATGATGCGGTTGAAGCAAACGATGAGCTTACAGTTGAACCTGTTGCTACTGTTACTGGGAATGTTGAGCCATCACCTTTAGTAAACGTAATTACGTTATTAACAGCGCTTGCTGTAACTAATAATGAACCAGTATTAACAGCAGCACCTGCGTTTAAAGCAAACGAAGCTGTTAAAGCATAGCTTGCTGATGTAGCTACACTCGCACTAACAGCGTTACTAGCGTTTATAGCAAACGAACTACTTGTAGACACCAAGGCATATGAGCTTGATGTAGCTACATTACTATACGAGGCACTTACAGCTTGTGAGGCCGAAGTAGCATTATCTGCTCTTGAGGCAGTTATAAGTAAGCTACTTATAGTGTTCCCTAAGCCATCTTGCAGTTCACTACCACTTATTTGTGTAATGAACTGATATGATTGACTGATGAATAAATTGGATAAATTACGTCCCATTATATATTAAAAATTAGATACATTGTTTTGATAAGCACGGTAAGGATACTGTGG